CGCTTACATCTTCAACGTAGTTAAATATGTTGCGAGAGCGGGTAAGAAAGATACTGATAAAGAACTTCAGGATATGAAAAAAGCGTTGTGGTATTTGAATCGTAAAATTGAGAGACTTGAAAGTAACAGTTGATATTGATGAATACGCAGAAGGTGCGGTTCTATTAGACGGATTAGAAAGTGCAATCGTTGGGATTGTTGAGGACTTTGGTTCTCCCGGAAGAAAGATGTTATATTCAAAACAAAAAATATTAAACATCCTACAAGAGAGAGACGTGATGACGATGGGTGAGGCTGAAGAGTTTTACGATTATAACATATTGGGTTTGCACGCTAGTGACCAAAACGCGGTGTTTTTAGATTTAGAAATAACACCAATTAAAAAAGAAGATGGTTGGGAATACCAATTAAAAGAGTAATATGATAGAGACAGGAAAGATTATAAATGGTGATTGTGTTGAGGTAATGAAATCACTTCCGGATGGATGTGTCGACCTTTTGGTGACATCGCCTCCTTACAATGTCAACGTATCATATGATGTATATGATGATGGACGTTCAATGGATGAATATTGGGAGTTCACCCGACAATGGTTAACAGAATCATTAAGAATATTAAAAGATGATGGTAGAGTTGCAATCAATGTTCCAATAGAATTAAACGTTCAAGAAAGAGGGGGGAGAATATTATTCAATGCAGAATTTTGGATGATGATGAAACAAGTTGGATTCAAATTCTTTGGGATGGTTGATTTGACTGAGGACTCACCTCACCGAGTTAGACAAACTGCTTGGGGTAGTTGGATGAGTGCAAGTTGTCCTTACATTTATAACCCAAAGGAATGTATCATATTGGCATATAAGAAAACTAATAAGAAATTAACCAAAGGTGAATCTCAGTGGAAGGGTGTCCCAACAGAGGTTGAACAACCTGATGGAACTATCAAGAATAAAATTATGTATCAAGACGAAGATAAAAAAGATTTTATGAACTTGGTGTTCGGACGATGGGAATACTTCGCCGATACCAAATCATTAACAAAGGCGACATTCTCAATGGACATCCCGGTTAAAGCGATTAAAATATTATCTTATAAAAATGATATTGTTTTTGACCCGTTTATGGGAAGTGGAACATCGGCGGTTGCTGCGGAGATATTAGATAGAAGATGGTTGGGCATTGAGTTATCTCCCAATTATACCGAGATTGCAACAAAACGGGTTAATCAATTTATTGAAGAACAAAAACAATTGAAAATGGAAATTGAATAGAAAAGGGTTTTATAACCCTTTTTTTTGTTTATAATGATATTTATAAATAAAATTGTAGAATGAATAATTTTATTATAAATGAAAATCAATTAAACCTTGTTAAGAAACATATATTGATTGAAGAAAAAATCTCACAATCAAAAGAAAAATGGGAATCTTTTTCAACGCAAGACCAAAAATTTCTTAAAAAGTTAACCGAATCATTATATCCTGATAACCCTGAAATTTTAACGGAAGAATGGTGGAATACTCTTGGGGATGTTGTGGGTATTTTTGACCCAACAGGTGTTGTGGATTTAATTAACGGATTGGATTATATTAGACAAGGTGAATACTTTTTTGGTTTTTTATCAATGATTGCTATTATTCCTTATGTAGGTGACTTAGTTGCGAAACCATTAATGGGTGTTTCAAAAGGGAGTAAATCAATGAGAGGTATCAATCAAGCTATGTCATTAGTCAAAAAAGGTGGTAGTACTGCGGAGGCTAGTAAAATATTGGCGGATGCGGGGAAATCATCAACATTAATGTCTAAATTAATAAACACTTCAATTAGTTGGGGTGGTAAGTTGAAACAAATTATTGATAGAATACCTGGTGGTAAACTAACGGGGGGGTTAAGAAAAACATTAATAGATTGGATTGATTTATTTATTGGAGTGGCAAGACAAAATAAAACCACAGGTAAAGTTATGGTTAATTTTGCAAAACGAGTTAAAGGTGCTGACGCAGCAACTGCAACCAAATTAATGAAAGAGTTAAAAACAGGTTTGGGTAAGAGTAGTAGAACTTTTAGGGATTTTAAAATAACTGACCCTGGATTTATGAGTAAGTATGTTTGGCCTGGTTTATCTTTTAGAAACAGAAATTTGATGGCTCTAATGAGAAGAACCAAGTTTTATGCAGGATTATTAGATTATATTGGAGTTGCCAATTTTGTTGGTCCTGAGGAATTATCTCAAAAAATGGGTGAGGAAAACTTAAGAAATAAGATTACTGAATATTCTAATACTAAAGAGGGTAAACAATATTGGGGTGAGGATATGTCATCAGCAACAACAGAAACACCTCAAACAAATCAACAACAAACACAGCCGGTGAATAAAAAGTCTGACGTAAATGATGACCCTTTATCCAACATGTTTAAAAATTTAATAAGAGGGCAATTAAACCCTATTCCGGGAATGTAAATCTATAAAATATGAAAGAAGAATTAATATTAAAATTGGTACAAATTCAAGTACAATTTAAGTTTATGCATTGGCAAACAACAGGTGATGCTAAACATAGAGCGTATGGTGATGTGTACGACAAATTAGGAGAACTAATTGATGATTTTGCGGAATCTATGATGGGTAAATATGGTAGAATAGAATTTGAACCTGAATTTTCAATAATGTTCCAAGATTTAAAATCATTAAGTTTACAAGATTTTATAGATGGAATTACTGAATTTTTAGTTTCCATCACTGAACAATTGGATACTAAATATGATACTGACTTATTAAACATTAGAGATGAAATGTTAGCGTCAATTAATAAATTAAAATACTTATTAACCTTTAAATATTAATATGAAAAAAGTAATTAAACTTACAGAATCTGATTTACAAAGAATTGTAAAAAGAGTGATGCAAGAACAAATGAATAAACAGACTCCGATTGAAGTTCAAATGACAAAGGTTGTTCCTGAAAAAGGTGGGAAATATTGTTTTGGTGGGGCTCAAAAAGTTAAATCAATGTATGGTGATAATGTTAAATTATATAAAGTTAAACCGGGTGATACTTTGAGTGGGATAGTTTCGAAATACCCGGGAACAGGTAGTGTTGAGGAAATTATCGCAACAAATCGTATTTGTTCATTACAAAAAGGTGTTAAATCGGGTGATGTAATTGCACTTATTTTACTTCCTTCAATGTAATATGAAAAAACTAATAAAAGAAAGTGGTATTAGGGAGATTAAAAAATTATCCCAACGATACCCAAAAGCTGAAATTTATTTCCATCAAGATTTGGATGGAGTAACAACCGCTATTGCCATGAAGAAATATCTTGAGAGTAATGGTATTGATGTGGTCGGTGCTCATGTTATTCAATATGGTGATAAAGAATTCTCTGTGAAGAAGAATGATGCTCAAGGGGATACAATGCCTGTCTTGGTCGATTTTGCTCATGGAAAACCAATGTTTGTTATTCATACGGACCATCATGACAGACAAGCTGGTGCTGAAGATACAAAATCTACTTCATTCAGACAATCTCGTTCAAATGTTGAAACCATATCTCAAATAGTTTCACCAAAAGAGTTGTTTCCATCTTCGGACATCTTATTAATTTCTACTGTTGACTCTGCTGATTTTGCCAAACATGATATAACTGCTGATGAGGTAGTTAATTATTTGTTTAGATTTGATAAAGAAAAATCATTACAACGAAATAAAATGTTATTGGGTCTTGTGATTAACAAACTCATATTAGCATTTAAAAACAAACCCGGATTTCTTGAAGGATTAGTAATGAATTCAGAGCCATCATTAATGTCCATTCTTACAAACATTAAAGAATGGATGAAAAAAACAAATTCGGTTAAACCGGAACTATTACAAAAAAATGCTGAAGAATATAAAACATCAATGCAAGGATATCCGAATGTCGGCGACAACATTATCTTCCAATATGGTGGGGGTAGCATGTTCAAGCCTGGGTCTTATGATAGATACACCCCATTTAGAAATAATCCTGAGGCAGACTTTCTTATTATGGCATGGCCGTTGGGTCTTGTTCAAGCATCTTGTAATCCATTCAAGAAAGAAAGAGAACTTAAAGGGGTTAATTTGGGTGAGATTGCTCAAGAGGTTTTATCAAAGTGGGAAGACCAATTAAAAACAAAGGATATTCCATTATCGACCATTAAATGGGTGAGTGAGACATCGGTTGGTCCTGAAAGTGTTGGATTTACTTTCAAGGACTTTAAAGCGTTATATAGGGATAAATTCAAATCTGTTGAGGGTGGAGATAAAGCGTTGAGACATATTGGTCAAATGATGGAAGTTCCATTCTCTGAGTTGAGTGAAGAGCATAGACAGATGTTGGATAAGATTAGTATTAACTCTTGGGATTTGATTCAATCTAATTCAGGTGGTCATAAGTGTATTACAAACATATCGGGGTTAAATTACCTTGGAAGGAATACAAGACCTCAACAAGGGGGTAATAGATATGGTGACCCATCCGAGGACTCTCCAACGGTTAAGTTTACTAAAATGATTGCAACAAGATTTAGGAATTTATTAAAGGAGAAGATTGATAATTCGAAAGAACTATAGTAAATATTCAATTACATCACCCGGTTCGATGTTAAGGTATTCACAAGTACCTCCTTCAAGTTCCAATACAATATTTCCATTCCCACAATAACTTGGGCATTCGTCTTGGTGACAAGGTGGACAATTGTGATGGATGTTTACAATTACATTATTTTTAATAATAATTATATCAAGGTTAGTGATACAATTTTTCATCCAAAAACATTGTTTACTACCTCCCATAAGGAATAATAAACCTTCGAAAGTGTCGTCAAAAGTTTTTCCCATCATACCAATTGATTGGGACCTCTTATCAGTAAGAGTTTTGACTTTAAAGATATTTTGATTAATTTTTACATTCATAATTATAAATATATGGAAATTAAAAGGTATTCAGGTGTTTTAGTAAAATGTGGTGATAAAGTTTTACTATGTAAGAGAAACTCTAAGGGTTTATATCCTGGTATGTGGTCATTGCCGGGTGGTCACCTTGAAGAAGGTGAGACAAGTATGGAGTGTAGTCGTCGAGAAATGTTTGAAGAAACGGATATCGATATTGATGATATGGATTTAACTTTTGTTGGTGTTGTTCCTCGTACTAGTAGAGATGGTAAAAAAATTAGGGGTATTATGTATGTCTATTTATTGGAAACTGATACTGAACTTCATCCTGATTTTGAAAATGCTATGGACGGAGACGAGCATAACGATTATGGGTACTTTACTCTTAATCAAATTAGACCTGAAAAAACAGGGATTCAACTTCACAAACTTATTACAAACGTAATGGGTAAATAATTTTATTTTTTTTTTTGTTATATTAAATATTTGGTTTATCTTTGTCCACATAAAATAGATAAACTATGGAAATTTTTAAAAAATTATTCGGTGGTTCTGATACGTTAGTTATGGAACCGGAACAACATCAAAAAAGTGAAAAAGAATTAATTGAAGAAATTCATAACGAATTTGATACTGCCCCGGAAAGAATCCTCCAACAAGCATTATCAATAATAGGTGAACAACAATCGTCCAAAGTTTCATTAGAAAGTGAGATTGAGGATAAGGCAATTCGTTTGAAAAATCTTGGGTTTGTTAAGAATGGTATTGTTGATAAATTGGAAAAGATTGAGGAGAGAAATCGTCAAAAAGATTTAATCATCGATATGGAGACCAAAATGGCTGAGGGAATTAGATATTATGCTCAGACATATCCATTTTTAAAATTCTTACCTGTTAGTGAGTTGGACAGAATCTGTGATAAATACGGATTGGTTTATGCTCCGGTTGGTCATTATAAGATGCCGGTTCCGGATAAAAACCTTCACGAAATTGAGAATGCTCAAGTATTAAAATCTACTGACGTTCAACCCGATGTTGTGACCCGAACATATTATGATGATTCAATTAATAGAGGGTGGGGTTATAAACAAATAGTGAAACTTCTTGGTGGTAATAGTTTTACCGATGATGAAATCCGTGAATTGGCTAAAAAACACGGAATTAAATTACGATGGTATAATACAAGTGATTTCTTTTGGCAAGTTGGTCGTGTGAAATTATCTGATGGTGAAATGTGTATTACAAAAGAAGTTGTTGAAACAAGTTCTCGTTCAGGATTGTTTATTGCAGCACCGAAAGACCATTTTGATTTAACCGGATTAACATTTGATAAGAAAAAAGGTTATTTCCAAACAACCATTCAAATCAAGAAAGACCCAATCGTATTTAGATATGTTAAGGGAGGTATTCAAGTATTATCTAAGTGGGGTCTTGAAGCTGATGACCCTGCACTACAAATGGAAATTTTAAATTAAAATATTTCCATAAAAAGTTTGGAGGGAATTAAAAAAGTATTATCTTTGTACTCACAAAACGGATAAATTATGGCTAAAGAGAAATTGTATAGAAATGTTAATGGTGAATACCTTTATCTATTTAATTGGAAATGTGGTGGATTCAATGATGTATGGGCGCCAAGTAAAAGAGAGGCTTACGCTAAAGTGATGAGAGAACAGAAAGAACACGAGAAGAAATATCCAACTCACTCTAAGTTGAGACCGGATTATAAATCTATGAGAAAATGTACTTATTCTCAGTATCAAGAACAAAACCGAATGGGTTGGATGATGAGTATGTAAAAACTACTTGAGTAAGTGGGAGTGGTCAATCAACAACCCAAAGAAGTTTCAGGTAAAACTATATTTAAAAGAGGACGGCCGAGCCTATAATAGAGTAAGTAGGAAGTTAGTGTTTTTT